AGCCAGCCGGAAAGAAGGACGACAAAACAGAAGCGCACATGAAATTACTCATGGCCGCATGGTTTGAATCAGGCACAGAAACACGCGACGAAAACCCCTACATCAGCAGGTCAGCGCTCATGAAATACTTGGAAAAAAACAAACAAATGACCGCTTTAAGCGCTGAAAAATACGTGCAACCAGGAGCCAAAGGCAAGCCGATATGCGATCTTTTGGAGGCTCGCATCGTCGAACCGTTCGAACATGGCTGGCGAGTGATCGACTTGGCGCATGCTCGATCAATGCTCATGAGAAAAGAGGAACGATGAATAACCCCTATAGAGAACGGAACAAACGGAACAACAACGGAACAGTTCCATTTGTTCCATTGGGGGCAAGGCGTAGGAAAATGGAACAATGGAACTACCCCCTTTCTTTAGGAAGGGGTGTTCCGTTTGTTCCATTCCACAGCGGCGCGATTGATTCCGTTTTTTTTGATTGATTGACACATCATCGGAAACCCTATAGGATTCACAACATGGCACAACACGCAGGCAGGCACCCAAGCGCATCAGATGGTTGGGAACAGATCGCAAGCTTCGATGGCTGGAAGGTCTACACTAAAGCGCAAGATCACTCATGCGAGTGGCTAACGTGCAAAGTGGCAGCAGATGGCAAGGTTCAAAACAAGGCGAACTATTGGTTCACCAAAAACACAAAAACCGGACAATTCGGATTTTGCAGAGACTTGGCCCTGATGCAAAATCATCGCCCAGAACTTCACCAATATATCAAAGGACTTTGGCAATGAGCGCAAACAATCATCAGGTCGGCGGCTCGCACTACGCGGCCAAAGCAATTCAGCCTTGGGATTACATCGCTTCGAATAATCTCGGCTACTTTGAGGGTAATATCGTGAAATACGTTTCACGGTGGCGAGATAAGGGCGGGATTGAAGACCTACGCAAAGCCCGGCATTATTTGGAAAAACTGATCGAGGTGGAAAATGGCGCGAAAGACTGAAGACGAAAAGGCCAAAGTCTGCGAGGCTATTATTGAAGCGGTGAGTAATGGAATCCCTTTGGCTCATGCTTGCAAAGATAACAAGCTCGGTTTGCATACTTGGTACGATTGGGTGGAGAAGAACGAAGCGCTGGCCGCAAGCATCGCGCGTGCGCGAAAGGCTGGCCACGATGTCATCGCCACCGACGCGCTGCGCATCATTGACGAGCCTCCGCCCGTAACGGCTCACGGCTCAAGCGATGCCGGCTTTGTGAGCTGGCAAAAGAACCGCGTATGGGCTCGGTTGCAGTTGCTGGCAAAGTGGGATCCGAAGCGGTACGGCGACAAGCTAGAGCTGGCAGGCGACAAGGAAAACCCGCTGCAAGTGCAGACCATCGACGCCTCCAAGTTATCCACAGACGTGCTGGCGCAGATCATCGCGGCCAAAGACGATGTTACTGACCGAAGCTGACCTGCTTGCCGTCGAGCGCGAGCTGTGCAGGCGCAGTCTGGCCGAGTTTGCCAAGCGTGCCTGGCGCGTGCTTGAACCGGCTGCCGAGCTGAAGTGGGGCTGGGCGCTCGACGCCATCTGTCTGCACCTTGAGGCTGTGACCAAGGGCGACATCAACCGCCTGCTCATGAATGTGCCACCCGGCTCCATGAAGTCCCTGCTGACCGGCGTGATTTGGCCAGCCTGGGAGTGGGGGCCAAGGAACCTGCCAGAGATGCGCTTTGTTGGCACGGCCCACGAAGAGCAGCTGGCTATCCGTGACAGCCGACGCTGCCGCGACCTGATCAAGTCCGAGTGGTTCCAGAAGCTCTGGCCGCTTGACCTCTTGGCCGACCTGGACGGAAAGCGCGAGTTCGGGAATACCCGCAAGGGCATTCGTCAGGCCCGAGCCTTCACCAGCATGACCGGCGTGCGCGGCGACAGGGTTATCCTGGACGACCCGATCAGCGCCGACAACGCCAACAGCCAAGCCAAGCTGGAGGCTGCACGCATCGCCTTCACCGAAACCCTGCCGACCCGTGTCAACTTCGACAAGTCGGCGATCGTGGTCATCATGCAGCGCCTGAACGAGAAGGACATTTCCGGCGTCATCAAGGAAATGGGCCTGCCATACACGCACCTTTGCATCCCAATGCGCTTCGAGCCGGAGCTCCGGTGCACCACCAGCATCGGATGGACTGACCCGCGCACCAAGGAAGGCGAGCTGATGTTTCCAGAACGCTTTGGTGAGGTGCAGGTATCTGAACTGGAAAAGACCCTTGGAACTTATGGTACGGCCGGACAACTCCAGCAGCGGCCAGCACCCCGAGGCGGCGGAATCATCAACACCGACTGGTTCGGCTACTGGTCATTCATCCCATCGATGGACTTCCGCTTCATCACCGTGGACACGGCCCAGAAAACGGCCACGCAGAATGACTATTCGGTTTTGCAGTGCTGGGCACGGTCGACCGTTGGCAAGGCCGTCAAGATCGACCAGATTCGCGGCAAGTGGGAGGCTCCAGAGCTGCTGGTGCAGGCTCGCGCCTTTTGGCTCAAGCACCTGAATGACATTCGGCCACTGTACCAAGCAGCGACCCTGCGCGGCATGTACGTCGAGGACAAGGTGTCCGGAACTGGCTTGATTCAGACCCTCCGGCGCGAAAGCATTCCCGTGGTGCCTGTGCAACGCAACAAGGACAAAATCAGCCGAGCGCACGACGCTGCCCCGTTTATCGAAGCCGGAAACGTCATGCTGCCGCAAGATGCACCTTGGTTATCCGACTTTTTGGCCGAGGTTGCAGCCTTCCCTGCTGGGGCGCATGACGACCAGTTGGACCCGATGTTCGATGCGGTCAACTTGGTTCAGAGGATGCCAGCCGCCAAGCCGCAGATGGTTCATGCTGTGCCGACTGTCTCCGCTTGGAGATAATCGCTCCAATGTGGTATAAACTGCCCCGATACTTCGGGGCTTTTTTATGGCACGCAGCAAAGCGGAAAAGTGGGCAGCTATTCACAGCGAGGCAATGGCCGAATTCGATGCCATTCAATCGGCTTTGCGCGATGAGCGCATGCAATGCCTTCAAGACCGCCGGTTCTATAGCCTAAGCGGTGCGCAGTGGGAAGGCCAGCTAGGCGAGCAGTTCGAGAGCAAGCCACGCTTTGAGGTGAACAAGATTCACCTGGCCGTTATTCGCATCATCAACGAGTACCGCAACAACCGCATCACGGTTGACTTTGTGCCGAAAGATGGCGACTCAGAATATGACAAGTTGGCAGATACTTGCGACGGGCTTTATCGCGCCGATGAGCTGGATTCGAGCGCAAATGAAGCATACGACAACGCATTCGAGGAAGCCGTAGGCGGTGGATTCGGTGCATGGCGCTTGCGTACAGTCTATGAAGACGAGGAAGACGAGGACGACGAGAAGCAGCGCATTCGGATTGAGCCGATCTTCGACGCTGATTCGTGCGTTTTCTTTGATCTGAACGCAAAGCGCCAGGACAAGGCAGACGCCAAGCGGTGCTATGTGCTAACCGCGATGACCCGTGAAGCATACGCTGAAGAATGGGGCGATGACCCTAGTAGCTGGCCTAAGGATGTGTTTCAGCATGAATTCGACTGGCTAACGCCTGATCTGGTCTATGTGGCCGAGTATTACAGGATCGAGGAGACAAGCGAAACCGTCCGCATTTATGAGAAGCTCGACGGTGAAGAAGAACGCTACACGGACGCCGAGCTAGAGGCCGACGAAAACGAGCTGCTTTTGGAACTGCAGGCCACCGGCGCGCGTGAGGTGCGTCAGAAGAAGGTCAAGCGCAAGCGCGTGCGAAAGTACATTCTGAGCGGCAATGCGGTGCTGGAAGATTGCGGCTACATCGCTGGCAAGCATATTCCCATCGTGCCGATGTATGGCAAGCGCTGGTTCATTGATGGCGTTGAGCGCTGCATGGGCCACGTTCGCCTAGCCAAAGACGCGCAGCGCCTGAAGAACATGCAACTGTCCAAGCTCGGTGAAATCTCCGCGCTTTCGACTGTCGAAAAGCCCATTTTCACGCCTGAGCAGATCGCAGGGCATCAGATGATGTGGGCCGAGGACAACATCAAGAATTTTCCGTATCTGCTCATCAACCCGGTGACGGATGCAATGGGCCAGCAGGTGGTCGGCGGGCCAGCCGCTTACACCAAAGCCCCGAACCTGCCGCCTGCAATGGCCGCGCTATTGCAGATCACAGAGCAGGACATGCAAGACCTTCTCGGCAATCAGCAGGGCGCTGATAAGATGGTGTCGAATATCTCCGGCAAAGCGGTGGAGATGATCCAGCAGCGCCTTGACATGCAGACCTACATCTACATGAGCAACATGTCCAAGGCCGTGAAACGCAGCGGAGAGATCTGGCTCAGCATGGCAAAAGACGTATTCGTAGAGCAGGGCCGCAAAATGAAATCAATGGCGGCTAGCGGTGCCATTGAATCGGTGGAACTCATGCGCCCGGTTTTGTCAAAAGACGGCGAGCTGGAATACGAAAACGATCTGAGCGAAGCTGAATTTGATATTGCCGTGGATGTTGGCCCAAGCAGCTCAAGCAAGCGCCAAGCTACGGTTCGCGCACTTACTGGCATGATGCAAGTCACACAAGACCCGGAAACCATGCAGGTTATTTCTGCCATGGCCATGATGAACATGGAAGGCGAAGGCGTAAGCGATGTGCGCGATTACTTCCGCGGCAAACTCGTGCGCATGGGCGCTGTGAAGGCAACCGAACAAGAAGCCGAGCAAATGGCCGCTGAAATGCAAGGCCAGCAACCTGACCCGCAGGCCATTTACATGCAGGCTGCTGCTGAGGAGGCAATTGCCAAGGCAACCAAGGCCAAGGCAGATGCAGTCAAAACAATGGCAGAGGTTGATTTGACCAGGGCAAAAACAGCTGAAACTCTAGATGGTATTGGCGGTGGATATGGGCAAGAAAATACATCTAATGACGCTATTGTGAAACCGCTCGCTGCGCCACTTGACGAAAAAACTTCATTAGAGATTGAGGCGATGCGTCTAGAAAATGAAATGCGCCGTCGCAAGGTTGAAAGCACAGATACACAAATTGAGCAATTGCGCGCTGAACGTCAAACCAATGATTCAATGATGCAGGCAAGTCAAACCATGATGAATGCTGTGGCTGGACTTGGGCAGAGCGTTGCAGTAATTGGAGACGCTGTAGAGAAAATGTCAGAAGCCGTTGGCCAGTTTGCAGACACAAGCCGCGCCAACACTGAAAAAGCTATCGCAGCAATCAGTAAACCAAAGCGCGTTATTCGAGAAAAAGGACGCATTTCACGCATCGAAACTGATGAGTAAAATAGGATGACTCAAAGAGATTTGATTCAAGCTCATCAATCCCTTTTTTCATTGTGCTAGACTTTTGACATGGCAATCACTCTCAGCGGATCGACAATTCTCGTTAGTAGCGGCATCGCCTCTGGCACAGCCACGGGTGGGTCTACTACTACGCTGACAGGCTCCGGTTTCAGTTCCACATGGGCTGGCCGGATTATCTTTTTGACTGGTGGAACTGGGTCGGGACAGAGCCGTGCAATCAAAACAGCCACAACCAACACGATCACCGTCCATGAGGCATGGACAACGACACCGAACAACACAACAACATACATTGTCAGCCACGATGTGGGTGACATCGTTGGCACCAACGGGGCCGCGTATGTGGGCGACTCTCGCGGTAAGACTGTGCGCTATGACGCAGGCGGCATAACCATCCAGGCGGGTGCTGTGTTTGGCGGGCTCAAGAGTGGGTTGCTGCTTGGGGCGAGCGATGCACAACTGATCGTTTCCGGCCTGCTCCAGTTCGGCCACGCCGTGGGCAGTGAGGGCCGCGACGGCGGGGTCATCTCACTACAGAGCCACGGCACCGCCTACATTGACATGGACTGGGCCGGACGCACTCGCTTGTATGGCTGCTCAATGCAAGCGCAACAAGGTGGCGTTGCCGCTGGCGCAAACAAATTGGTTCGTATCAATCAGAATGTCAGCACCACGGAGTTTACCGCTGTATCCAGCACTTTCACAGATGTTGTGATCGTTCAGAAGGACAACACGACCTTGCAGAAGTGCAGGTTCGTTGGCGAGCGATCTGGGTTCTTCACAGGCACTCCCAACGCGACCAACCAAAACAGCATTGTGTTCTCGGGCATCTTGTCGCCGCGCGTCGATACAGGGTTTGAAACTCGTGGTGCGGTGGAGTTCGATGTGCAATACCTCGGGGCAGCTCCTTCCGATCCTTTCTTCAGCACTCCGGTATTTCTGAACACGTTCAACCTGCCCAACGGCATCCACTACTACGCCAACACAACATTTCCAACGGGGTATGCAGCGGCTTTCCGTTGGTTTTCGAATACTGGTAATGGCCAGATTTATGAGGCGTACAGCGTGCGGCCCGTGATCGTGGATGCTGCCGGTGCAGGCGTGCAGGATGTGTTGCTGTCGCTGCTGGATGCCAGTGGGTCGGCGGGCTGGTGGACTAGCAAGGACGCCTCCTTCCAGCCGGTCAAAACGGCAACGCTGACCACCAACGCCAGCGGCACCATTATCGGCACCATCGGCCAAGGCGAAGCGGGGCTTGTCATCCGCAACCGCTGGACGCGCACAAGTGAATATGTCACCGGTGCCACCGGCTACGGGCCGTTCACACTCCGCGTCCGCAAGTACGGGTTCAACTACATCAAAAAAACCTCGCTCGACTACACGGCGCGCACCACCGAAACCATTTCGATGGTGCCCAACACCCTGCTCACGCAGACCAACCCGGCCACGGTCGCTGCATACACGACGCTGGAGACTCCGCAGAAGGTCTACGACTACGTTCAGTATTGGATGAGCCTCGCCGCCAACGTGGCGGTCGACCTCGACCTGACCCGCTCCGGCAACCTCATTAACGCCGGGGCGCTGAACGTGGTCATCGACGCCACGGCTGCAAGCGTGTTCGCTCGGGCGGGCAACACGCTCACGATCAAGGCCAGCACCTACACCGGGGACATGACGACGACGGGCGTCATCACGCTCGCCAACGGCGCGACATTTGTCGGCACCCGCACCGATGCCAACGGTACGGTGGCCCCGCCCAAGACGGTCAGCATCACCGGCCTGACGGCGGGCACGCGCCTGCGGGTCTACAACAACACGACGGCGACCGAAGTGGTCAACCAGATCGTCGCGGGCACGAGCTACAGCGCGACCTACAACGAAGGCACTGGCTACACCACAGGCAATACGCTGACGATCACCGCCACATGGCAAAGCGGCGCGACCGCCAAGCTGCCGTTCTTGACGCAGGTAGTAGTCGGCTCAACTGGCTGGTCAGCTCTCGTGACTCAGCAGGCCGACACGGTGTACGACAACATCGCCATTAACGGATCAACTGTCACCGAGTTCGCTCCAGACTACCCAAATATTCAGGTGGATATCAGCGACCCCAACGGGCAGACCTCCGTCGACCGGCTTTATGCTTGGTTCGCCTACAACACAACAACCGCCGATGGTATTCGAAACTGGTTCGGCGGCATCGTGGCCGAGGATGCTGCCAACTTCCGCGTTGTCACCTCAATCCTGAACCTAAAGCTTGACAATGTGTCATCAACTGGTTTGGAGTTTACTGGC